ACCTCCTAATATACCTACAGATCAAGAATTTACAGAACCCCCACAGTGTATGCCTGATGAATACAAAGTAAATGGCGACAGTATTTCAGCGTATTGGAATTATTATGAACAAGAAAAACACACAATAGCCGCAAAAGATGAACAATTAATACTTAGAAGATGAATATATTAATATCAATACTAGTAACAGCAACAATATATCACGCTGACCCATCGCAATGTAACGCAGATTATTTAACAACTGCTTCTCTTAGTAAAATAAACGAAAAAAATCCACAAGGACATAGATGGATAGCTGTTTCTAGAGACCTAGAGCAACATGGTTTTGTTTTTGGTACTAAAGTATGCATTGAAGGCGCTGGTTCATTAGATGGCATATGGACGGTTGAGGATCGCATGAATAAAAGATGGACAAAAAGAATAGACTTTTTAGTTAATAAAGAATTAAAAGGAGGTAAATGGAATAACGTTAAAATAAAAATAGAAAATGAGTAGATATAAAACATACAAGCACTTAATAAATACAGATTTATTTGGAATAAGAACTAAAATTAAAAATTTTGTCAAACCAAGACTGACAAAAGCCAACAAAGATAATAAAATAAGACGCTAATGTCACATGAAAGAAACATAAAATGGTTGAATGATCGAAAAGTAAAGTATCGTCAAGATCCTATAAACGATAAACCAACTATTGAAAATAATAAATATAAATATTATGAAAATGGTACTTATGAATGTTATAGGTTGTTTCAAAGTAAAGCTAAAATAACTACTTATAAATCTTTAAAGTGGCACTTTTTAGTGTTATATTATTTAAATCAAGAAAATAGTTTATTACCATCAAATGTGTATGAATTTATAGCAGATAAAGATAATGGTTTTGTAACTTTCTTTATAAGTGAAAAAAAACTAAATGAAATGATAGACGATGTATTTGTTATTGGCGGTGAACCACCTGTAAATAAAATACGTAAAATAATATTTAAAGACTTTAGCGGTTTAACGTTTAGTGAAAAAATGAGTATAGTAGGTAAATTAACAGGTAGATCTAGTAAAATAAATAAGGAGTCTGTTTATCAATGTATGATACACATGAATGAATTTGGTAAAAAAATAACTTGGAATAGAGTAGCAGGTTTATTAAATTGCTCAGAAAGAACAATAATAAGAAACATAAATAAACAATTAAAAAAAGAAAAAAACATTTTAAATGAAAAAGTATAACATAAAAAACTACATTAGATATAAAGAAGATATAAAATCTTCTATGCCAGAAAATAAGTTTTATGATTACTACACTAGAGATGAATTAGTTATTAAATTTTTACCACTAGTTGAAGCCATGTCTAGAAAGTTTTCTACATCACAACAAGCTTCAGGTGTTTTAAGTATATTAGATTTATTACAAATAGGCTCTATGGCTTTAGTAAAGGCAGTTGATAAAATAGACTGGGAAATGCTTATTGATAAAGAGGATATAGAAAAAACTTTAAAATCATTTTTTAGTAAAAGAATAAAAGGAGCAATAAGACGTAAAATAGATATGTTAAGAGGTGATATAAGAATACCTGAATACAAACAAAATGAAATACGTAAGAATCCTAAAGATAAAAAAATGGTTGCTATGTTTTTTAATTCTATATTTTTAAGTATAGATGCTAGATCACAGACAGATGATGAAAATTTATTATATCAAATACCAGATAAATCAGAGCCGTATAATATACAGCTTTTAAACGTTTATTTAATGGGATTAATGCAAAAACATTTAGGATCAGAAACAAATCATTATAACGTATTAAGATTGTCATATGGTTTAGACTGTGAAAAACATTCAGCAAACGAAATAGCTAATAAATTAAATATAAAAGGAGTCAGCGCATATGTAAGAGTTTCTGAAATAAAAAAACAAGCAATAGATAAATTAATAGAAAGCGTTGATCACTCGCAAGTGCTTGACGTTCTGTAGTTTACAACCTCACGGATATAGTATATTTTGTAAACGATAATATAAACATGTAATTATAATAATAAGCAATTTAAAAACAAACGAATGAACATAAACGAAAAATTAGCGACAATCCAAACAAAGTTTAAATCGAAAAAAAGCAGATTTAATTCTTTCGGCAAGTACAACTTCAGATCAGCCGAAGACATTCTCGAAGCAACAAAACCCTTTCTATTAGAGTTAGGAGTTACAGTAACAATCAATGAAAGACTTGATGAAGTAGTAGGTTTACCTATCATGACATCAACAGCTACCATTACAGATGGTGAATCTTTAATAGAAGCTACGTCTGTAGTTGGTGTAGACTTAAATCAAAAAGGTATGAACACACCTCAGCAATTTGGCTCAGCATCTTCTTATGCTAAGAAATACGCTTTAGGTAATTTATTTTTAATTGATGATACCGCTGACAGTGATGCAACAAATAATCACGATAAAGTACCTGTTAAAAAACAACCTAAAAATACTTTAACATCAACTAAAGATCCTGCATATAAAAAAGCAATAGACTATATTAAGTCTGGTGGCAAACTAGAAACTATTAAAGGTAAGTATAATATTTCTAAAGAAATAGAAGATGAATTAGTATTAACAGCAAACACGTTATAAATGAAAAATAACAAAGCGGCTTTAAAAAAGCTAGAAGACGATAAGCATTACTACGGTGATTTTGGTAAACAATATTTAAGTAATTCAGATATAGGGAAATTACTTACAAATCCACTAAGTCTTAGAGATGAACAAAAACAAATACCAGCTTTTTTAGTTGGTGGTTATTTTCACACAGCTATATTAGAGCCTGACAAACTTAAAAAGTTTAAAATAATAGAGGCTAGTACTAGAAACACTAAAGTGTATAAAGAAATATCTGGAGGTGAAATGTGTTTATTACAGTCAGAAGTAGATCAATTAGAACTAATGATAGATAAGATGATGAGTAATCAAGCATGTGTTGATTTAATAAGAGGTATAAATGTAGATTATGAAGTTCCAGGCATAACAGAGTTACAAGGTCAATTATGGAAAGGTAAAGCGGATATAGTTAATCATGACGAAAAATTAATTATAGATTTAAAAACAACAGCTGATTTGCAAAAATTTAAGTATTCAGCTTCTAAATATAATTACGATAGTCAAGCTTACATTTATCAGCATTTGTTTGGTTATGAATTAATATTTATAGCTATAGACAAATCTAACCATCAAATAGGTATATTTGACTGCTCGCCTGAATTTTTAGCTCGCGGAGCTGATAAAGTTGAAAGAGCAGTAGAACAATACAAATTATTTTATGAATCCGAGGATTTTGATCCTCAACAATATTTTATTAATCAAACACTATAATTATGGCAAGTATTATTAAAGCTAGTATCAACTTAAGTAATGTTGATAAATCAAAGGTTATTGAAGGTAAAAAAGGTAAATACCTACCTATTGTAATAACTTTAAACGATGACTTAGATCAATTTGGAAATCAAGGTCCAATAGTAATAGGTCAAAGCAAAGAAGAAAGAGAAGCTAAAACAGCTAAAACTTATTTAGGTAATGTTCAAGTAGTATGGACTAACGGTGAAAACGTAAGTGCAGCTCCACGTGATGGACAGCCTCAGCAAGCGGCGGCTCCTAAAACAGTTGATGACGATTTACCGTTTTAATGCGAATGTAAAGTAACTATGCTATACACACTTGCGTGTGTATGCATTAATATTAATGTAATTAAATTAAATGCAGACAACAGAGATCAATGGATTCTTGATTGATGATTTCAATCAATATAAGCTTGAAGAGGGTAAGAAACAGGGTATATGCCCTTTATGTTCTCACGATAGAAAACCTAAAAATCAAAAGGCAAAATGCGCGTCTTATGATTGGGAACGTGGTCTCGGAACTTGTCATAATTGTAACACTTCATTTCAGTTACATAGTTATCAACGTAAAGGAGCTAGTGAAAAAGAATACGCTAGACCTGTACAACCAGATCCTGAATATCCGGAACTAGCAGATGACAAAGTATTGAAATGGTTTGAAACTAGAGGGATATCACCAGAGACCTTGCTTGACTGTAAAGTTACTCAAGGCTCTGAGTATATGCCTCAGACCGGTAAAACCGAGAACGCTATAAAGTTTAACTATTTCATGGGTGATCAACTTATTAATATTAAGTATCGCGATGGCAGAAAGAACTTTAAATTATATAAGGGTGCTGAAAAAGTATTCTATAATATAAATAGCATAGTAGGTTATGAATATTGTATTATAACTGAAGGCGAAATGGACGTGTTAGCTTTACACGAAGCAGGTATACCAAATGTTATATCCGTACCTAATGGTGCCACGTTAAATTCTAACAACCTTGACTATCTTGATAATTGTATAGATTATTTTGAAGATAAAGAAAAAATAATATTAGCAGTTGATTCAGATGAAGCAGGGCAAGCATTACAATCAGAATTAGTCCGTAGGCTTGGAGCTGAGGTTTGTTACTTAGCATCGTTTGATGATTGCAAGGATGCTAATGAATACTTACAAAAACATGGCAAAGAAAAACTGGCAGAGCGTATTACCGGAGCGAGACCCGTACCGTTGGAAAATGTTACGACATTCAGAGATATTGAAGATGAAGTTACTGACTTTGTTCGTAATGGCTTTAAGAAGGGATATCAAGTTGGCCTTGAGAATTTTGATGACATATTTTCTACTTATACCGGTCAATTTATTACGGTCACTGGTATACCTAGTAGCGGGAAATCAGACTTTGTTGATCAAATGGTTGTCGGATATAACCGTAACTACGGTTGGAAGACTGCTTTTGCGTCACCAGAGAATGCGCCAACGTATTTACATGCTCACAAATTAATGAGAAAGACTTGGCAAGGTATGCCATCAGCTTCAGATATACATGGTGAAAAATGGAATAAAATAGCTGATCATTGTAATAGTAATTATTTTCATATTGATATGGAACGTTATACATTAGAATCGGTATTACGAAAAGGTGCTGAGCTAGTTAAACGTAAAGGTATTAAATGTTTAGTTATTGATCCATTTAATAAAGTAAGAGATGTTGACTGTAAAACAGAAGACGTTAACCGTTATACAATGGAGTATTTAACTAAAATAGAAATATTTGCAAAAAAGTTTGATGTACTAGTTTTTATAGTAGCTCACCCTACAAAAATGTACAAAGACAAAGAAGGTAAAATTGAAGAACCGTCAATGTATAATATAAAAGGTGGTGGTGAATGGTATGATGCTAGCTATCATGGTATATTAGTTCATAGAAATTATGAAGAGAAAACTGTAAAGGCTAAAGTATTAAAAGTTAAGTTTCAAAACCTCGGTGAAAACGGAGCTGAAGCACACTTTAAATGGGAGCCAAAATCTGGTTGTTTTATACCTCACGAGCCTATGTCTAGCGATGAGCCAATGCCATGGGAGTAAAAAAAAAGTCAAATGGTTATCAATATACTCCTGAAGAATTTAAAGCATATAGATGGTGTATAAATAACGGTATATATATATCACCTTTTTGTAAAGAAAATTTTACTTTTTGGTATATAGAAATAAAAATAAATAAAAAAATAAATAGATCACCAGAAGTATTTAATCCTAGAGAACTGTGGGGTAAAATATTTGAATATTATAAATATTATTATAAAAAATATGAGAAGTAAATTTTTAACAGCAAACGAAGCTTTTAACTGTATATTACACGAATTAAGAACAGAAGGTTTAGATTTTGACAATACTAAAGCTTTATTTAATGTAGGTTTTACAATTGAAGATCCGTTAGATAATCACATTAAAAACAAATATAGAAAATGGAGTCACAAATATGCCGAAGCCGAATGGCAATGGTATTTATCTGGTGATCCTAACATTAAAAAGCTTGGTGAATTATATGGTAAAATACCACCTATATGGAATCGTATGGCTGATGAATACGGAAATGTTAATTCAAATTATGGTTATCAATGGAAGCGTAAGGCTCAAATAGATTATGTTTGTGAAAAGCTAAAAAATAATCCTAACACTAGGCATGCCGCTATAAGTATATATGACTGTAAAGAACATAGCAAGTATAAAAAAGATACTCCTTGTACATATGCCGTTCAGTTTACAATTATAAACAATAAGCTTTGTATGTCTGTTTATATGCGTTCTAATGACATCTGGTACGGTTTTTGTAATGATCAATATCAATTTTCATCATTACAACAAATGATCGCAGAAAGATTGTCTATTGACGTTGGTTGGTATTATCATCACGCGCACAATATGCATTTGTATAACGATAAACTATAAAATATGTATTATATATATCACATACCAGGTAAAAAGATTGGTGTTACGCGTAATCTTAATACTAGAGTAACCCTTATACAAGGCTATAAGGAGAATGAGTACGAAGTTCTTGAACAGTCAGAAGATATAAATTATATATCAGACCGTGAAATAGAACTTCAAAAGTCTTACGGCTATAAAATTGATCTTCATAAATATAATAATTTAAATCCAATATTAAATAAAATGAAAATAAACGCAACAGAGCAAACTTCAACTTTTCCATGCCCTTTAAATAAGCTTAAAGGAAGATTAATGGACAACGTTGGGTTAAAATGGAAAACAAATCTTGGCGAGTTTAAGCTAACAACAGAAACTATAAAATGGATAATGGCAAATGCAAAATCTTCTATGTTTGACAACGAAAGATGTTTTATATACAACAAAGCTTTTTATGAGTCTTTTTTAAATCCAAAACATAGTCCTTCTAGCGATCCAGAAATATCTAGGTTTAACTTAATAAGAGAATGGGCTGAAGTTAGAGGTATAACTGCTGAAGGTAATTCACATACACAATACGTTAAGCTAATGGAAGAATCAGGTGAATTAGCTCAAGCTTTGTTAAAAAAAGATAGAAAAGAAATATATGATGCTATTGGTGATATTGTAGTTGTTTTAACTAACTTAGCTACTTTAGAAGATATGAAAATAGAAGATTGTATAGACTATGCTTACAATGAAATAGCTAAAAGAAAAGGTAAAATGATTAATGGAACTTTTGTAAAAAACACACTATAATGAAAATAAAAACAGAAGATAAGATAGTACAAGCTGTATTAGCTAAAATGGATAAGCGTAGCTTAATAGGTCAAAAAAAATACGGCGCAACAATGATGGAAGAAATACAAGGTCAAAAAAAAGATCTTGATAGATTTTTAGTTGATGTTCAAGAAGAACTTATGGATGCTTTACTGTATATAGAAGCTGCTAGAAGATGTTTAACAGATGAAATAGAAGAATCAATGATGAACAGAATGAACATCATAGGACAAAACGGTAACGAAGGAATACATTATGAAAAAAATACCTTATAAAAGAAGAAACAAAAAACGTGGACCTGTTGTATCAAAAAGAGTAACATATGATGGTATTAATTTTGCATCAGGTTTAGAGCGTTATATGTATATGGCTTTAAAAAAAGCTAAAATAAAATGTAAATATGAAGGAGAAACATTTGTTTTATTAAACGGTTTTCATTTTGAAAACGAAGTATATGAAAGGCAGTCAAACGGTAAAGGTGATTATAAAAATAGAGGTTGTAAACGTATATTACCTATAAAATATACACCAGATTTTATTGGTGATAATTTTATAATTGAAACTAAAGGTAGAGCTAATGAGTCTTTCCCTATGAGATGGAAATTATTTAAACAATTAATAGTTAGACAATTTCCAGGATACACACTATATAAACCACAAAATCAAAAAGAATGCGACGAAACAGTAGGAATAATCCTAAACAAACAAAAAATTTAGCTAGACAAAAATATGCTGAAAGACAAATAGATAAATGGTGGAAATGGAGTTGGGAAATGAGAGGTAAAATTAAATATAAAGAACTAATTGAAATTCAAGATAAATATGAGATTAAAGTTTATGGGTAATAAAGATAAAAAAGCGTATTGGTCAATAGAAGTAGGAGTATATCCTGGTTTATTATTTGGAATAAGAACATACGATGAACCGGAACAAGTATCATGGGTATTATACGTGCCTTTTATTGATTTTTGTTTAACTGTGTATAAATAATGGGATTGTTTGATGAGCGCATAGCGTACAAACCATTTGAATATCCTGAATATTACACAGAAGGTTGGTTAAAACAAGCACAAGCATTTTGGTTACACACTGAAATCTCAATGCAGAGCGATATAAAAGATTGGAATGAAAAACTTAACGAAAAAGAAAAACACCTTGTCGGGAACATACTTCTTGGATTCGCACAGACGGAATGCGCGGTATCAGACTATTGGACCCAGAACGTCGTATCGTGGTTTCCTAAACACGAAATAAGACAGATGGCTATGATGTTCGGCTCACAGGAAACTGTGCATGCCGTTGCATATAGTTACTTAAATGAAACTTTAAAACTAGAAGATTATGAAGCGTTTTTACACGAACCCGCGACGTCTGCAAGATTTGATAATTTGGTTGCTTGTGACGATAATAATCCTGTGGGTATTGCAAAAAGCTTGGCTGTATTTTCAGCCTTCGCTGAAGGAGTTAGTTTGTATAGTGCTTTTGCAGTGTTGTATAGTTTTCAGCTTCGAAATTTACTCAAGGGTATCGGGCAACAAATGAAATGGTCAGTAAGAGATGAATCATTACACAGCAAGATGGGTTGTAAACTATATCGTGATATGTGTAGTGAAAACGATCAATTACTACATTTATGTCGAGAAGATATAGTTAAAGCTGCTGAAACAATGGTTACACTTGAAAGCAGTTATATTGACAAAATGTTTGAAGCTGGAGACATTGAGGGTATATCAGCTAATGATTTAAAACAATTTATAAAAAAGAGAGCAAATGAAAAACTTGTGGAACTTGGCTATATCGACTTGGGATCGTATTTCGCTTATGACAAGAAAGCAGCGTCTAATCTTGATTGGTTTTACCATCTTACCGGGGGCGTCACTCATACTGATTTTTTCGCTATTAGGCCAACTGATTATTCAAAAGCTAACGAGGGCGAAGACTTTGAAGATATCTGGTAAAATAGATATAACAGAAGAAGAAATATACAAAGATCTTAACTGGAACGGTATGAGAGATTTTGTTAAAAAAAAATATAAATGAAAAACTTTATAAAATACACTATAGTTTGGATAAGTCAAAACTTAGCAATGCCTTTTTGGATAGTAGGTCACATACATTTATCAGTAAATGACATACAGGACATATACAAGATTATAGCTAGTTTAGGCATGAATATAGTTGTTTTTGCGGGTTTTATAATAGATTATAAAAATGAAAGAAAGCAAATTAATAGAGATGAAAAGAACTCTTGATGCTCAAAGTAGAATAATAGAGCATATACTAAATGAAACTAGTAATATAAGAGATTTAGCGGTAGGTACCTTAGAGTGTTTAAAAATAATGGATAAAAAAGGTTATGAAAAAGCAATTAATAAAATTAAAGAAGATATTGTTAAAGAATCTAGTAAGACAGAAAAGGCTAAGTCCTTGGAAACGCCTAGCAACTAGAGCAGGATATATGGGTGCTGGTTTTTTAATTGCAGCACAATGGACATTAGAACCTAGGCTTTATATCTTAGGTTTTATTTGTGTTATGATACAAACAGCATCAAGAAAACAATGGAATTTAGTAGCTTTAAACCTAAATGGGTTAATAGCATGGACAAAACATTTTATAGGATAAAATATGTGGAACAATGAATGGATTAAAGGAAAAGATTACCCAAAATGGGGAGACACAGAAGTGTATAAAAAAACAATATCTGGAGGATATCTTTTACACGGTGAAACTCCTCGCGATGCTTACAATCGTGTGGCTAAAACTGTTGCTAGAAGACTTTATAAGCCTGAAATGGCTGAAAAATTCTTCGAGTACATATGGAACGGGTGGCTTTGTCTCGCTTCGCCAGTATTATCTAATACAGGTACTGATCGCGGTTTGCCTATTAGCTGTTTTGGCATTGATGTTGCTGATAGCATACAAGATATAGGTGGTAAAAATTTAGAGATGATGCTACTCGCTAAACACGGCGGTGGAGTTGGTATCGGTATAAATCAAATAAGACCTGCCGGTGCTAAAATAACAGGAAATGGAACATCAGATGGAGTCGTCCCTTTTTGTAAAATATACGATTCAACAATACTTGCCACTAATCAAGGATCAGTTAGACGAGGAGCTGCGTCAGTTAATATCAACATTGAGCACGACGATTTCGAAGAGTGGCTTGAAATCAGAGAACCTAAAGGAGATGTTAACAGACAGTCGCTTAATCTACATCAGTGCGCAATTGTTGGCGATAAGTTTATGCGTAAACTTGAACAAGGAGATGCAGCAGCTAGGAATAGATGGAGTAAACTACTTAGAAAGCGAAAAGCAACTGGAGAGCCGTACATCATGTTTAAAGGCAATGTTAACAAAAAGAATCCTAAAGCTTATAAAGAAAATGGATTAAAAGTACATATGACTAACATATGTTCTGAAATTACATTACATACCGATGAAAACCACAGCTTTGTTTGTTGTTTGTCATCATTAAATTTAGCAAAATATGAAGAGTGGAAAGGTACGAGTCTTATTTATGACAGTATATGGTTTCTTGATGGAGTCATGGAAGAGTTTATACAAAGAGCTAAAGGCTTACGAGGCTTTGAAAACGCGGTTAGGTCAGCTACGAAAGGAAGAGCGCTTGGCTTGGGAGTTTTGGGCTGGCACACGTACTTACAAGAAAAAGGTATCTCGTTCGAAGGCTTACTTGCTCAGTTTGAAACTAGGAAAATATTTAGTCAAATTAAAATTGAAAGCGAAAGGGCTAGTATGGCACTTGCAGAAACTTATGGAGAACCTTTATGGTGTTCTGGAACTGGTATGCGTAATACTCATCTTCGCGCTGTTGCTCCTACCGTTAGCAATAGTAAGCTCAGCGGCAATGTCTCGCCGGGAATAGAACCGTGGGCAGCTAATGTGTTTACAGAACAATCAGCAAAAGGTACGTTTATAAGAAAAAACCCTACGTTAGTTAAATTATTAAGAAAAATTAAAATAAACAACAATGAAACATGGGAAAAAATCATGGCAGATGGTGGTAGCGTACAAAATATTACTGAGCTTAATGATGTTGTTATGGCACACGAAACACCCGCAAAGGAGGTATTTAAAACTTTTAAGGAGATTAATCAATTAGAATTAGTTAATCAAGCTGGATTGAGACAGCAGTATGTAGATCAGTCTGTTAGTTTAAATTTAGCTTTTCCAAGCGTAGCAACACCTAAATGGCTTAATAAAGTACATTTTGATGCGTGGAAAAAAGGTGTTAAAACTTTATATTATACAAGAACAGAAAGCGTCTTACGTGGCGATATTGCACAGCAAGCAATGAATGAAGATTGTTTAGCTTGTGATGGTTAAAATCAAAAAAGGGCTCTCGTAATAAGAGCCCTTTTTCGGTTACAGGAACTTTGGGTATGGTACGCCCATTTTTTTTTGTTCCTTTTTTTAACTTTTATTTTTTGTTTTTTTACCCATTATAGCGTCATCAATATCTTCTATTTGATTACCAACCTCTCTTATAGCATCAGCCACATCTTTCAATTCTTTAGAAGTTAATTTGTATCTTTTTTTTATTTCTTCAGCTGTTTTTATAGCTTTTTCATCAATGCTTGTTTTACTCCAAAGTAATTTCCAAACATCTATTAAGTATTGTTTTGTTATTTTCCACATATTATTTATTTTTTTTAAATTTTAACCACTTGTCTATGGTGTAACCTATTGTTACTAGCAAAAGTATTATTTTTAGACCCATTTCTATATTAGTAAATGTTGTTACGCCTAGTGTTGACGCGTTTATAATGTAAAGTTTTATTTGTTGAAAGTCCATTTATTTTTTTTATATGTTACAATATTCTTTATTAGCATCAAAGCACGGACAACTTTTAGCCGCGAACTCGTTGTGGCCATGTATTGTAGCATTTTTATGCATCTTTTTTAATGTTTTAAGCAATAATAATAAGCTTTCTTTTTGTTCAGATGTTCTAGTATCTTTAGCAATCCATTTACCATTAGAACCACGTTCTGATTCAACGCCTCCAATATAACAAATCCCTATTGATCCTTTATTATGGTTTTTAACATGAGCTCCTTGCTCATATATATTGCGACCATATTCTATAGTGCCATCTAGCAAGATTACGTAATGATAACCTATGCCTTTCCATCCTCTTTTTAAATGCCAGCGATTTATTTCAGCTGCATCTAAGTCTCTGCCTTCTTGCGTTGCTGAGCAGTGTACTATAATTTTGTTTATTTTTCTCATTTTAAAATCCTAAATCAAGATCTAAATCAAGGTCTAAATTTAAATCTAAATCTATACCTAAATCTAATTCATTATTATTACCTTTTTGTTGTATTTGTTCATCTGCTAAATCTAAATTCCATTTACTATATCCACTAAACATAGCAATTCTTTCCCATGTACTATAAGAAGAGTCCATTGCACCTGCTAGATTTTGTGATTTTTGATACAATCTATCTAATGGAATATTTAATGTTGCTGCCGTTATAGTTGTTAACGCATGAGTAGCGTATTTATTTTTAATAGGATTCCATCCGTACTCATCAAAATAATCAGTATTATAAGAGTAATCATTCCAAGCTCTTTCTATTTTTCCAGCTTTTATACCAACAGGTGGCATAACCTGTAAAGCCTGAACTAGTATACTAGCACCTTTACCTCTTCCACCTCTTTCTTCTTGAGATAATTGGTAAACTTTTAGCATTACATTTTTTATAGCAGAAAAATAAGTTCCATATAATCCAGCACCTTTTAATAATGTATCTATACTTCCTTGTATAGCTCTACTTTTACTTTTAGTTAAATCTCTATCTTCAGGATCGTCCCACATTCTAAACAATGCATTCTGTAAAAAGTTAAATACTACATTTTGTATAGCTGCATAATAAGCTATCTTAGCAACATGTCCATATGCATTACCTCTTCCTTTAGCTATATCAATAAATGATTTTTTCATTATTCTAGAGTACTGCAATGGAGTGTTTTGAAATGATAGAAATAATCTACCTTCTATAGACGCTTGGTTTTTAGATATTTTAGAAGGATCAGCTGATTGTTGACTCATTTCAGCAGTTTCATAAAACTCTTTAAAAGCTTGTTTTTCAGCTGCTTCTAGCTCCATGCCTTTTTTAACTAAATCGTTTATTCTGTTTCTGTAAAAAGTAGTACCACCTAATGTTATAGCTAAACTATCAGCCGCTCTAGTTGGTATAAAACCTTTCTTTAAAGCCCAAAATATTAAGCCTTTTGATTTATCTATCCAATTTTTATTATTAGGGTTGTTAACAACATCAACTATCTCTGATTCTTGTAGATCACTTAGTAAACCTGATCTTCTATCTTTTAAATATGGAGAATTCCAAAGTGTTAAAAAATCTTTTTGCATCTGAGGTAAATTTAATACAGCTTTACCTGCAGCAAAAGGATTGTTAAAATCCATGTTAATAAAGTTTGTAGAAGAAAGCAACTGTAAGGCGGCTGATCTCATGTTAAAAAACATAGTAACACCTATAGAACCATTTAACCAATCAACCCAAGCTCTACTATTTTTAGATTTTATATCAGGCCTATTTGATCCTGATATCATTCTATCTAATATATTTTCTAAAGCCTCAACGTAATCTTCACCTAAAGTAGCTTCTAATTTGTTTTTATTTTCTTTGTTAAATATTAAATCAACATTTTGTTTAAATCTTGTTAAATACTTTAATCTATTTACTTTAGACAATATATTTTGAATATCAGTAAGTATATTACCTTCTTGCCAAGCTCTTGGTGGCTCTAAATAACCACCAGGTTGCTTAGACAATCTACTAACTTCTTGTGCTATCTTTCTAAGACTAGGGTTATTTCTTACTACTTCTGATAAATTAAAAATATCTTTATTATCCAAGTCACTTATTTCAAAACCTGCTTTTTTCCATAAATAAACTCTTATAGCTTGATCGTTTGTAAAACCTGCATAAGAAGATTCTTTTCTTATTAATTTTTTTGTTGCTTTGTCAAATAAGTTTTTCCAGTCTCTATGAGCTGCGTTTCTAGCGTTTATCATATCTAAAACACCTTGTGAGTACAGGCTTATAAGATTATCATCTAGCCATTTAAGTTGTTTTTCACCTTTTTTACCTTTAGCAGAAGCTATCATATACATTAAACCTAAAAAATCAGAATCACCAGAAGGAAGATATAATCCTTCTTTACCTAATCTTTTACCCATGTTCTCAGCTCTTGCTTTAGAAAAAGTTTCATCAAAAGGTATTCCAGAATTCTCTTCTATTATTTGATTAAAAGCAGTTGACAAGTTTGAGCTTAATTCATTTCTATCGTTATTTAAAGAAAATTTAACATCAGACATATCTAAAACGTTTCTAGATTCTTTGCCTTTCCAGTTTTTGTCATTTTTAAAATAAAAATCATTATAACCTTGAGATATTTTATTTATTAAATAATAAGAAATTGCTTTATCGTTCATTTTACCAAGATCTGGCACGTTGAACTTTATTGCTTTTCTGTTGTATTTTATAACCTCTGAAGTTGCTTTATCTAGTACTCTAGCTAAAAACAATTGTTCGTCTATATTGCTAGTTGATTTTAAGTAAGACGTTATTTTAGAGTTATTTTTAGAACCATTTTTAAGGCTAAATTTAACGTTAGAAGACTTTCCAGAAGCTAAATTGTTTAAAACTTTACTTCTAATATTTAAATCTTTTAAATCATTAGCTAAACCTGGATTCTTTTTAGATATTTCATTTATAAAAGCATCGTTTTTAATAGACTTTCTCGCTTCTTGAAGAACAACAACATCTCCAAATAACTCCATCAACGCTGTTCTTCTGTCAAAATAAGCTGTTGACCAAAGTTTATTACCAGTTTTACCTAGCTCTATAGGTAATAGTTTTTTAATTAAAGTTTTAGGATTTTTACTAAAAGTTTGTATTATTCTAGTAGCTTCATCTAAACCAAAGTAGTTTTGTAAAAAACTAGCAACGTTTACATCTTTGGTTTTTATAGGAAAACCTTTATCATTTGTTTGTTTTAATCTAGGTGGTATTTTTTTTATAGCATAAGTTGACTCACCTGTAACTGGATCTATAGGGTTATTTATAACATCCCATATTAGTTTCCAGTTATTAAACATAAAAGACTCTAGTTCTTTACTGTTTTGAAAAGTCATTCTTCTAGTTAGTGTTTGAGAAAGTAATGCTAGTTTATTTTTAAAAGATCTAAAATTTAAAGTTTCTATGTTAGGTGAAGATATTATTTCTTTTCTAACTTCAGCGGCTATTATTGCAGCTGGATTTATTTGTTCAGAATAAGCTTTATATGTTTTTATCATACCACCAGATGCTAAACTATAAGTTTTAAAAGATTTTAATTCTTTTAATTCTTTTACCTCATCGTTGCTTAAAGACTCTTTTGATTCTAACTCTAAACCTCTTTTTAAATCTCTTTTTTCTTGTTCTAATTGAGACTTTATAGCTGGATCACTAACTGTTTTTAGCTTTCTATTAACAGCTATAGATGGATCTTCAGCTGTTATAGCAAAGTCACCGCCAACAGGTACACCTTCTATTAATATAGGTTCACCATCTTTATTTGAAAAACCAAAATTAGGATTTTTAAGTAAAACCACGAGTTCATCTTGATTTTTTTCAAACTCTTGTTTTTCTTGATCTAAAATATCAGGACTAGTGGTTTCTATAGAAGTTGTTTTTTCATCTATTTCGTCTGTATATTGTTGGCTAGTTACATTTCCAGACTTAAGAGCAACTTTCATTTTGTTTCTTAACTGACTGTTTATCCAACCGTTAAGGTTATTGTTTTCTTTTACAACTACATCCTTACTGTTAGTGTAACCTTTTTCATCTAATTTGTTTAAAGCGCTATTTATTTCGCTAGATGATAAGCCTTTGTCTTGTAGTTCTTTTCTTTTTTTACTTCTTAATTGTAGAAACTCTTTATTAAAATTTCTTATATGTGGAATTAAAGCTATAGTTGTTTCTGCCAGCATATCTTCAGAACTATAATCAGGTAACTGACTATACATTGAATAAGATTTGTCTAGTATTATTTTCTCATAGTTACTTAACACGTCATAAAGAACAGCATCAATACCGCTAGGTTTTTCCCATTTATTTTTATTATATAAAGAATTTATACCAGCTTGAAATTCGTCTTGAGTATATCTTCTATTTGGTTTTAAAGAAAACTTTTCATCAAAATTGTAAATATCTTCTATTTCTTGTATTTCATCTATGGTTGGCTCTCTATCAAGTATAGGTTTTTTAGGAGCTTCTTTTTTAAATTTATTTTCTGATTTTTTAATTTCAGTTTTTAATGCTTCTTTGTCTATAGTTGCTCCTTTAGTAGCTAGTTTTTTTATTGATTTGTTTTTATCTATGCTCAGTATTCTATTGTTTATACTACTGTTGTAGTCTTTTATAAAATTATAGACATCTTTAGCGCTAGAAAACTTTATATCTTTTATACCTAAAAACTGCAAGACTTGCCTAAGCACATCTCCCAGTCTAGTCATAGCGTCTTGATCATAACTAACAGCTCCTACTGTTATAGCATCTGAGTACAGTGTTAGTACTTCTTCCCATTGATTACCTATAGCTTGACTTACTTTATTGTCATACTCTATTTTATTTATAATTCCAGATTTTAAATCTAGATCAAGACCTTTTATTAATTTATCATAAAAAGTAATATAACCAGCATAATCTTGAAGAAACTCTTCTGGAAGCGCTTTTTCATCTGAGTCTGTTGAGTTTATCTTATCTTGTAGTTTTAAAACTTCACTTAATAAAGATTTACCTAATAACACTTGTGCTTCAGTATCGTTTTTTATAGTTTCATATATAACAGCATGTAAAAACTCATGCTCTTTAACAGTTATTTTACCATCTTTAGCAGACTTCTCGTTGTTTATAAGTATGTACTGTTTTCCATCTCTTTGAACAGTAATACCGTATTTAGAAGCTGTTTGTATAGCTTTAGCTTTAGTGTAGTTTAATTCATTAACTAAAAAATCAACTACCTTATCAGTAGATTCAAATTCATTCCAAGAAATATTTTTTATAACACCTTTTTTTATAGCTTTAGCTATAACACCAGATTTTCTTTTAGTTATATCATTATAATACGCTCTTTGTATTTTATCATCTAGCTCCTTTATTCTCTTATCTGTTTCAGCGTGAAAAGATGGGCTTTCTGTTTTTCTTTGTTGTCTAAGTTTACCTACCTCGTTAACATCTTCTAAAATCTCTGTAGCAGCGTCTGCAGACAGATCTTGAGGCATTCTGTTTATGTTATCATTAAAAACATTCATTTCCTCAATAACCTGATCAGCTTCTTGTTGCGTATATATACCTTGTTCAACTTGAGTAGCTAACAAGCTTTTTACTTTTTCTTTATTATATGATAGATAACTTAAATTATTAAATCTATCTACATTAGACATACCTAACATATCTCTAGCTGTTTTTTTAGCTAAATTTAAAGTAACTCCAGCGCCAGGTACTATAGCGCCAGCAAAGAAAGATAAAACAGTAGTGTCTATAAAATCTTGAAGACTTATAGTATCTTTCATTATTTTTCTAGCGGCTCTATCATTTATGTTTTTGTTTACAACAAACATTTCACCTGACTGTTGAACATTTTCTTGAAACACTTCTTTGATTCCTTCTCCACTTATGTTTACAAGCGTACCAATCTTACCGGTTCTAAAGTAGTCTAAAAAACCTTTTTTACCTTTTTTAGTGTATTCTTTTAAAGCATTACCTACTACGTTTGAATTTTTTAATTTACCAAATATAGCGTCTGTTGCTTTAGTTTGAGGAGATATTGGGGCTGTTAAAGCATATAGTATACCTGTTTGAACAGATGCTATAGCTGCTAGTTCAGAAGCTTCGTTATCATTTAATCCCATTTTTCTAGCTTGAGATAATGTTTCTTCATATCCTCTAGAAAAACCTAGTGTAGATTGACCTATTATAGCGTCTCCCATACTTTTTTTAATAGGAATAGATTTTAAAAAACCTTTTGTTTTTCCTAAAACACCTAGACCTGCAGTGAAACCACCAACAGATCTAACACCATTACCAATACTTCTTGTCAAAGCTATTTGAAATAATAAATCACCAACAACGTTGGCTCCAGAATCAAAAGCACCAAGAACACTAAACGCGTTATCTTTTACACCTCTTTCTCTAGCTTCTTTTCTTATTTGACTTGCTTTTTCTTGACTTAAAAAATTAGTTGCATCTAAAGATCTATCTTTATCAAAAATTCTACCATTTTCTGTAACTAAATATTTAGTACCTGTGTCTTTATCTATTATAGATTTTCCTATTCCACTAACAAATCTACCTGGGCCCGTATAAAATGTTCCATCAGTATCTAAACCCATTTCCTCTAACAGCAACTCTTGTCTTGTTTGCTCAGCTATGCCTTCAAAATAATCGCCTGGCAACGAACCGTATACAGATGCGCTAAACTTAGATATAGCGTCGGATAAACCATTTAAGCCATTACCACCTACATTTAAAAGAAACTGACCAGCGCCTATGTTTCCGTCAGAATTTATTAATTTTTGATACTCTACTTGATTTTTTTCATCAACGGCTTGCATTTTAGAAGATAAAACGGGAAAATCTTGTCTTAAATAGTTTTCATAATTCTGAAGTTTTATATTACCTTCTGATAAATTAAACTTAACACCTTTTAGTTTAGGATCAATACCTGTTTCAGCTTGATACATCAACTGTTGTTGTTTTATATCTCTCTGTATTTGGTCGTTTATATACATATTAAGATACTGCAGCTTTTTTTGCTCGTAAGAAAGCTCAGTATCAATATTAGTACCATAAGACTTAGTATCCATTTCTAATTCTAAAAATCTTTTTAAGTCATTTTTATAACCTTTAGATTCCATGTATCCATCAAAATCCGTAGTGTTAAATCCATCTAATTCTACGTCACCGTATACTTCATTAACAAACTCATCATTGGAACTTTTATCTTCATATATGTATGGTTCGTTTAGTTTTAAAATATCTACGTAGGAAGATATTTCATTTTCACTTTTGCTTTGATATGTTGCTATTTTGTTTCTAGCTGTTAATCTTTGCTCTTTAGTTATAGGTTTTATAGATGACAAACCAGAAGGATCATCTTTATATCCAGCGTTTATTAAATCTTCTTCGTTTATAAAGTTTCCGTCTATAGCTAATTGAATATTTTGGTCTTCATATAGTCCAAACCTATTAACGCTAGGTTTTTCGTTATTATTATACTTACCTAAAGCAGAACCTATTGAGTTACTTAATTCTTCTGTTTCCTTTGGGTCTTCATTAAAATATTGAAAATTATTTATATCTAAACTACCTGGAGATACCGATAAAGTATTTTCCGAAACTAATTCCCCATTTTGCTCTTGTGCAAACATGTTTGATGGCATCGCATTTGCACTCGCTGCAATGCCCTGTTCTTTTTTTAACTTAGCACCAGTGTTTTCTGAAAGCCACAGTATTTTTTCTTGTTGAGAATAATTAGATAAATCTATCTCTTGTCCGTTAGGTAGAATATATATTTCCATTTATTTTTTTATTTTTAAAGCTTCATTCATTCTTAAAGCGTACCCTTCTGGCGTCTCCATGCCTCTCATAGGGTTATTACTCATCCAATCTATTTTTATAGCTTTTAGTCTTAATCCGGATTTATCTATTATTTTTCTTTCAGCTGAAGTTGAATTATCTAAAGCAAAATTAAATCTTTCTTCAGCGCTATTAAGATTATAATCACCAGCGTATCTTAACTCACCATTGACGTATTTGTAAAGACCATCTTTAGGTAGCTTTTTATTAAAAGCACTTCTTGGATCTTCGTCTTTATCTTCATAGTATTCTGCATTAGTTGAGCCATTTGGAAATTTACTATTTTTAGGAGCTTTAAGCCAGTATGAATAAGCTTTTTCTCTACTCATGTATCTACTATTAGGACCGGTTATTTTAGTTAAATTTTCTATAATAGCATCTTCATTGTTTTCGCCACTAGCCATTATTATATTGTCATAATATTGTGATCTATATCCTGGTGGTGTTATAGTTTTTCCAGAACTACTGCCACCTGAAGGTTGTGTTATACTTTTATTTTGAGCTTTATACCACCTACCTTGACTGTCTTGAACTAAACCATTTGTTCTTGCTTCCATTATTTGTTGAAACAAAGCATCTTTATATTCTTGTTCTGAAGGTTGAAGAGTTTGATAATCGTTCTCTATTCCTTCGTCAAGTTTTTTAAGATCAACATTCCATCCGTTGGCTGCTTGTTGAACATTTGAAGTAACGCCTTTAATTTTTGAGGTTAATATAGATTCCATGTCCTGTTTAACTAAATCCATATTTAAATAAGATCTTATTTCTTCAGTTCTTCTACTTCTTTTACTGCCTTCTATTTGTATTTTATCTCTAAATATAACAGGATCAGACCAGTACTTATTAGCAAATTGACCGTTAGAACCTACTATACCTAAACCATTGCCGTTTTTAGTTTTATCAGCTGGTTTCATCATTTCTATAGATTCGTTTACTAACTGTGGAACTGTAGATATAAAAGAAAAATTATCTCCTTGAACAACATTAGCGTCCCATGCTCTAGCGCTTATATATTTTTCTCTATAATCTCCTTCTATTAGTTTACCATTCTGTAATCTTTGTGGTTCATTACCTGAAACTTTTACCATTATGTCGTTTTTATCTTCGTCATAAACCATTTCAAAGTTTGCGTTACTGTATATACCACCAAGAGCATTTACTAAAAACTGATTGTTTGCTATTTCTTCAGGAGTGTCACCTAGTATAGTTATTTTTTTACCTATTTGAGGTGCGTTTTCTTTCCAGTAATCTCCAGTTGCAACAAAGTTCTTAGTTGTCTTTGATGTTAAGTTAAGTAAATCGTAATAATCTTGTATTGCTTTTTTAGCTGAGTTTCTTTTTTCACTATCACCAAATTGTGTTTTTAAATATATTTGTGCTTGAGTTGCTATATCTATTCTACTATTTAATGTTTTCATTAATTCATCTTGTATAGCGCTAGTTTTTGGAGCAGTAGCCAAATTACTCATCTGCTCTAAGTTCCAAACGTCAGCATCACCTTGAACTCTTTGCATTCTTTGAATAAGCTGTTTTTCTTCAGCCTGCTTTCTTAAATCGTCAGCTTTTCTTTGCTTTTCTTCAGCATCTCTTTGATTTTGCTGCATTTGAATCTGCTTCAAATAAGCTCCAGCTGGTGTGTCTCCCGTATATAATCTTTGTGGATTTTCGTAACTCATTTTTTATATTTTTATATTTTTTAACCCCAAAGGTTATCTCTATTAGCATACAAATCTCCACCTCCTGATAATACATCAGTAATACCGCTAAATAAAGCTCCTTGTTTATTTGCTTCTGCTGAAGCATAAGTAGCCTCTGCTTGTCTTAAATCAGCTGTGGCATTATCTAGTTGACCAGCTTTTCTGTTTAGTCTTTGCATTTCTCTTTTATCTTGTTGACCAAACACAAACTGTTTACCCATTACATCGGCGTTTTGAAGCCTTTGATCTTCTGCCATTTTTAACCTCTGCAACTGTTCTTCTCCTTTAGCAAAAAGTTTTTGGTTAGCACCTTCTTGCATTTCTAAGCTAGCTGATATTTGTTTTTTACTAGCTAAAGCCGCTTGAGCTAAAGCTGTTGCACCACCTGCAGAAGCGCCTGTGGCTCTTAATGTATCTAAAGTGTTTGATAAAGATATTTCAGCTTGCTCTGCTTGAAATTCAGCAGCCTGAGTAGCAACACCTAGGTTAGCGTAGGTGTTACTTAAGTTACCAGTAGTATCTTCAACATTAGCATATGGATTTATAATAGGTTGTCTACTGTCTTCTAAAGACTCTAACTCTGCTTGTAGTCTTTTCTTTTCGTTTCTAGCATTATTCATAGCTCCTTTAGCTTGCTTTTGTGCTTGATTAGCCTGAACCATACCACTAACACCGCTAACTATGCTGGTTATTCCACTAACTGCTCCCATACTTATTTGTTTTTACATATTATATAGTGTTTTTTATTGGATACACTATATTTTAATTCTTTTAATTTTTCTAAAACAGATTCATAAGGTGTTGTGCACCATACAGCCTCTGCTCCTTTTTTTAACGAAGACTCTACGGCTTCATTTATTAGTTTTAATAAAACTTTATTTCTATTGTTATTTCTATATCTATAATCTGCTATTAAAAAATCACAATACCAAACACACGAGTTTGTTGTATATATAAATGTACATGCTATAATTTTATCATTAACAAAAGCACCTAAACAATACTCTTTTCCTTTAGGTAATAGTTTTATATTTAAATCTACTTTATTATAATGCTTAAACCAATCGTTTATTTTTTCAAAATATAAGTTTATATCTATATTTTTAATTTGTATCATTTAGTTTTTAGTAAGAAGATTCTTTATAATTTGTTGAAACAGCAAATAATTCATTATTACCTGATCCAGCATTATTTGTTGCTGTAAGCAACGCTTGAGCTGTAAAACCTTTAATTCCAGATATCGACCAGTTAGTTGTGTTACCACCTAAGAAAAGAGGGGTTACTTCACCTTGACTAAAACTAGATGTGTTAACTAAATTGGCAAAATATTTATTTTCTTTTCTTTTAAATTCGTTTTTAAACAATTGATTATCTAGTTCAACTAAGCTTGTAGGTTGAGCAAATGGTTTTATACTGTTAGCTGAGTCGTCAGAGTCAGTAGAAATACTAGTTAACTCCCAATTACCTGCGCCTTCGTAATTTATTGTTTGAAAGTTTTTAACTAAAGAAGGATTAGTGTTAAACACAGTGGTAACAGTGGAACTACTTCCAGTGCCATAAAAATTAGCTCTATTTACACTGCTAACATAATGTAAGTATATACCACCATCTTTTGTAGAATAAAAATTATTCTGTACATTTGAAAATAAATTTGGTTTATAACTATATCTACTAACCCAACCCTTGGCTATTTCGTCAAAACTTAAAGTTTCAAAACTAGAACCAATAGATGGTTGTATTGATAACGTGTAACATTTATTGTGAATATCCCAACCACCAACAGATCGACCTGTACCTAATGTAGCAAATTGATCTCTAAAAAAATCATACATACCATTAGCTGATATTTCTGTTATACCATCTCTAGATAGTCTTAAAACAGCTCCTTGGCTAGCATCTGTAAAATACTTTCTATAACCATAGACAGCAAATGATTCAGGGTTTTTAGAAATACCAAATTCACCAGCGTAAGGTTGTATTGCACCTATTACAACATTAGATGTTGTTTGCATAGGTAATCCTTCTTGTGTGTAAACAGCGTCTTTATCTATTAAAGCTCTATTTACTTTATTTTCTTGAAAAATAATTAAATTAGTATCTTCTGCATAAAGTTTTTGTATAGAACCTTTGCTAGGGTCTACTGTTCTAGTAATGTCTTCACCAGAAGGAAATTGATTAGTTTGATTTATACCTGTTCTAGAGTTTAATATACCGGAGTATATTATAGAATTACTTAGTGTTTCTTGTCTATTGCTTTCAGCTCTTAAAAAAGCTCTAGGAGCTAAACCAGTTTGCACATTATTATAACCACCTTTTATTCTAGATTCTTCAACATACCAATTAAAAGCAGCGTTAACGTCTCCTTGTGCAAATTTTTTCAACACAAAGGTATTATAGTATTTAACAGGTATTGATGCCATATTATTATATAATCACTTGTTTTATTTATTTTTTAATTAGGTCCAGCAGGTATAGGTAAAACGGTTGGATACCCAGGCGCTACTCCACTTTGATTTGTATAAAATGGAGGTGAAACATTATTAACGTATGTTAATTGGTTAACAGAACTCGAAGGCGATGTTTGACTTGATGAGTGAGACCAACTAAGGGAAAAACTACCAGTTGTATTAGCATTTGTTCCAGGAAACATAGAAATTGGAAAATTAGCAACAGCACAAGCTGAAAAATCATATTTATACAAGTTGTTTTGCACTGTGCTTTTTTGACCAGGTCTAACACCGCCTAGTATAATATCTTGAAAACCAACATTTCTTTGATTTATATTTAAATTTGGTGTTGTTATGCCTTGTGGATTAAAGCGTTGAAGTTTAATACATTGAAGCCTACTAATTGGACCAGCACTATTACCTAAATTATTTGTAAAAGTTGTGTTACTAGCTGCTTGAGTATTTGCGTTTACGTTATATACGCTTTGTGATGAAAAGTATGGAAAACCATTAGTGGTACTTGCAGTAACAGTTGTAGTGTTATTTCCAAACTTACCTGTTGAGGAGCTTTGAGTTACTACAGATGTACTTTGCGCCGTAGTACTAGTAACTACAGCGGCCTCAATATATATATAAACATCTTGATCTGTCCAGTTTTGTATTTGATAACGATTAACCCTAGCAGCACTTGAACCACCGTTATTAACAGTAATACCGTTTCCACTAAGAGAGCTTGTAGCATCATTGTTGTTATAGGGTAGCACTATAACTTTACCTATAAAAGTAGCTGCATCAACAGAATATGTTATTAAAGCACTATTAGCATTATCTATTTGCGTGCTTTGAGCTCCTAATGTGTCGGTTAAATTCATGTAAATTTGATATGAAAAACCAGCTTCATTCATAAAACCTGGCATGTTACCATTTATATCAGTTTTTGATTGTAGAATAAAGTTAGCTTGATCATCACTTCCTCCAATAGCTCCAAATTGACCTTGTTGAGCTGTTGGAAAATCATCTGTGCCTTGATAAGTTTTAACAACATCACTAATGTCAGGCGTGCTAGTTGTAGTTATAACTTGTACGTTACCTGTAGTAGCTGCTGTTTTAGTTATTCTATCAATTGTCCAACCTGATGTAAGATTAGCAGATCCAAAAGTTGTTCCTACTGGTGTTGAGTCATTTAAGTTTACGTTTCTAGCAGAACCATTTCTTCCGCCGTTAGATGATGTATAGTCAACTAAAGTTTGAGTTGACTGTGTAATTGTTGTTAAAGAAACAATTGAAGGTGAGCAAACAGGTGCAGAGTTAGCTAGTTGAAGCGTTAATTGTTGTGAAACCTCTGTACCATCTGATTGAACAAAATTAATAGTAAATAAAAATTTACCTCTATTCGTTACATCCTCGTTTTCTGTAGAAGAACCAGCATAAAACCTATCATTTGTTTTAATTCTATAACTACCTGTTTGAGTTCCGGTCTCTAATACAAATCTTCCGTCTTGTGGAGTGTTAGTATCTAATGAACCAGCACTAGCGCCAGAATTTTGTGGAAAATAACTAAAGCAGGTAAATGGTATTGAAGACGATAGTGTAGTGTCTACTAAGTTTGCACCGCTAGCTACTGGGTAAAAGTCTGAAGTTATTTGTGTTCCTAAAGCAAAGCTTTCTTCAAATACATATGTAAAAGGACTTAAGCCTGTTATATTTGTGTTTTCGTTTTCTATATCTAAGTTTAAAGCTGAAATTAAATCAGCAGTAGATGACTCATAAAACAACTCTAATGGAGATACGTATGGTGATGTTTCATATACAGCTAACCCCATGTCTGGTGAATACGGGTAGTTACCATTGCTTGTTGATGGAGCTGTATAAGCTGACTCACCTAGTCCAACTGATTTTTGCGTTGCTATTTTAGCAACAAAAGGTTTAGTACTAAAATTGTATATAGAAAAAGGATTAACTTCTCCAGTTTGAATTGCAGGCACAGCGGCAGTACTTACTAAACCTGGAAATATATCTTTTAATCCACCTACTAAATCTACTTGATCTGCAGAAGCTTCAGGATCTACTTGCTTGTTAAAAGTAGAATACGTAATTGTAGTAGATACAACTTCTGGCATATTAGTTACTCTAGGCCACATTGTTACGTCACTAGTAAACTGTTCTTGATTAGGGCCTACATCCTGTAAGTTTCTAGGAACTTTATTTATGTTGTCACTTATTAGTGTAGTAAATGCTATTTCACCTTGTTCTAAAGTTTCACCGCTAATTGGGTAACCATTCACAATACCAGGGAGATACACATTATAGTAGTCCTGTTGTTGTTGTTTTACCGCTGATTTGTAAATATAAAAACCTAAAACATTTATATCATAAGTAGCATAAGTGTTTTTTTGATTTAATTTAGAAGGCTCAGGTCTAGTTGTAGGTGTTTCGTCAAAAAGATAATTAGTATCAACTTCTTGTTTTGTTAGAAAAGTTACAGCTCTAACACCATTAGAATCAGATATAGGTGTTACACTATTTATTTCTGTATAATCTATATATAATCCTTTTAACTTTTTACCAACAGAATAATATTTTGAATATTGAGATGGAAAATTAGGAAAAAGAGGTCTAGTTGTGCTAGAGGCAGCTCCTGTTGCGTACTTATAGTATTTATTATTAGTATAAAGAACTTCAAACTTAACAACTTGATTAACCGCAAGACCTGAGTTAAAGGTTACTCTAACGCTACCAGAATTATCTGAAACAGTATAAGTTGGCGGAGTTGTTGAAGGGTTTTGTAGTATCCATCCATTGCCTGAGTCTACATATACATTAAAAGTATTAGAAGAAGCAGTTGCATCAGCGTAAACTATAACTGTATTAAAAACAGTTTGTAAAGCTGTGGGTATAATGCACTGTGTTCCTATACTATGGAAATAAGCATATAAAGCACTTGGTGAACTAGCTGATTCTGTATCAACTTCATAGTAATTACCAACAGCGTAGGCTCCAGGGTAACCATTAATACCTATATCACCTTCTGGTATAGGTTGTAAGTATTTTAATTCTAACGTGTCTCCAGTCCATGCTGGTAATTGTAAACTACTCCAACTTACTGGTTTATAATCACTATAATAGTTAGAACCTGGTTGTGGGTTTCCATTTTCATCTAAAATACCATCATAATTAGAAAGAATAACATCTGTCTGTCTTCCATATTTATCAACAAGTATTATACCAACTTGATAATTTCTATTTTGTTTTAATGAATGCTGAGGGTACTCGACAAACTGCTGTAGACTTTTATTACCAATACCTACGTAGTAGTCTAAGCCATTAGGTGCACTATGGCTTTCTAAGTAGTTTGAATACATGATTCTGTTACCAGTGGATTCTTGAGCTAAAGCTTTTACAGGTACTTTGTCAAAAACCCTAGTTGACTGACTATCAGGTAAAGTTTGAATCGGAATTGTTGATTCATAAGAGTATTGATAAATATTAGTATTATTAAGACTTGATATAAAGTTAGAACCTACTTTTACTGTTTCTATAACTTGATAAGCTTGCATGTCTGACTGCTTGATAATTATATCAATAGCTTTTATTTTGTACTTATTTACTATATCAATACAAGGTAATTCTATATTTAATACGGCGTTGTTAATAGAGTTTTGCATGAATTCAACAACACTAGATATAAAAGCTTAGTTTTCGTCGTCATTAACGAACTCACCTTCTTGATAAGGTATAAAAACATCTTGACTAAAAGGAGCTACAGTAGAATACTCGTTATCATCAAATTTAAACCTGTAAGAGAATTTTACAAATTTATCTGATAAATAATCTGGATCACCGTTCCAACCTGTGTAATTTTGATCTCTTAAAACTCTAACAGAATAACCGTCAACAGTAGGTGACGTACCAGATACGTCAATAGTTGCTGAGTTATCAAATTTAATATAAGGAGCACTACTATTTGATATAGCGTCACTTGTCCAAAATCTAGATTCTGTTGTTAAGTTAATAAATCCATCTGAACTAGTAGTTGTATTGTTTCTAAATCCAGCAGGTAAAACATCTGAACCTATTTGATTGCTTCCAGGTCCTGTACTCCACAAATCAGTGCTTTTATATAAATTAGCATTTGTTGTTCCTGCTGAAATAATATTATTCCAATCAGCTAATGAAGGTATAGTGTGACCAATTGGAGCTAAACCTCTAGCATCTATAATAGCCCATTTGTTATAAAGAAGACCATACGTTATACCGTTACCGTTATAATTAGCATAATAACACCAAGAACCTATTTGATTTGTATTTTTTTGATTCCAATCAGACAACGTAGTTGACTCTGGTATTACATCGCCATTTCTATATTTTTTAACACTTAAGTTGTTCTGTGATAATTTGTATATACCTATTTGTACAATTGGTGGATCTTGAGCATCCGACATTGTAGAAGGCTTTATTGTATTTATAAAGTTAGCATAATAAGAAGCTCCTGCTCTTAAGTTAATAAAAGAAGGTGGTATGTATGGTGCAAATTTAGCAACAGATATTTGATCTTCATTTGTATAATAACCTAACTTTTGTTCTACGTTTATTTTTCTTGGTTGATTTCTATTGTCTGTAAAAAACAATTGGTTTTCAATTAAGCTTATACCGTTTACAAAGTCTTCGCTACAAAAGTTTAAAAAAGAACCTTCAACTAAAACCACGTTCGTGTTGTTTAATGTATTTAAATAACCTATAGTGCAAATAGCAGATAAAGGTGCGTTTTCCTTGGTTTTAGCGTGGTTTGTTCTAAAATAATATAATTTATTATTTGTTTCATCAGAGTAAAGACCTATTATATGGTGATTACTTTCAGGCTTTACAGCTGTAGAAGAGTTACCCAATATAGATTCAACAGCGCCAACATCACTACTTTCTGATCTAGATACAGCTATATTTAAAGCATCTCTGTATTCGTTATTTGGAATTAATCTTTCATCTAAGTCTTTGTTCATTCTAGACTTAATGAAACTGTTTTTAGCTTCTGCCATTTGTTAATTTTTTATTTTTTCCAATTACCTTTTCTAGCAAATTCAATCATTTTATTTCTAGCATTTTTACCTTTAAAGCTATAAACTTCTTTTCTTTCAACAGCTTGATCGTAAGTTTGGTTAGACCAACCACCATTTTCATCTCTATATATAGATGCCCAAGCGCTGTTTTTATTGTCATCAGCCATTAAATGACTAGATGGTTTATGGTTTTTAAATTGAGGCTTGTCATGAAATTTATAATTACCTTGTTCACCTGTAGTATAAGTAGTGTTTCCTCCTCTAGACTTTCTAGCGTGGGCTTTTGGAAATAATTTAGGAAAATTATGATGATGCATTATTTTAGTGTTTAATCCATTTAGATTTACCTCTCATTACTTGAGATATTTCATCTATTTTTATATTTGATAACCTTATTTTAGCATTTCTTAGTTTAGATATTTTATCCTTTCTTAATCTTTGTACTACATATTCTGGTTGATTTATTCTTCCAGATACTAATGAATATAATATAGCGGCATACATAGCTTCTTCAGCCATTTTAGGTACTCTGCTATCTAAATCATAAGCTAATCCGTCTGATACGTATTCAAGAACAATTAACTTATCAACTAAGTTGCTAGAAAAAGAGAGTTTATTTTCTCTTTCGTTTATATTAAACCAACCATTACCTTGTGATACTTGAGGGTCCATACCATATAACTGACCGTATCCGTAGCCGCCAGTTATACCCCAACCATAACCATAGCCATACCAGTCTGATTCCGAAAAATCACTACCGGTCTGAACAACTCCATCTACTAAATTAGAGTCAGAGTTATGCCATCTATCTTGAGTTATTGAAGTTCCTTCTATATCATTGCCAAAATTATCTTGAGTTGGTATACCTGTAGAGTCTTGAATTTGAGTGTAATAAGGGCTTGTGGTTATATTATTTGTTGGATATATTATATGTTTAACACCTAAATTATCTATCCAAGAACATCTAACATAATTAACATAATCTTGTGGTAACACTAATGTTAAGGTTGGTGGAACAGTTAGTTCTGCTGACTTAATACTTTTTAATGTGTCATAGCTAAATTCTTGCATTGACCTTTTAGCAAAAAATATTAAATCACTTCTTTTTACGCGTGGTAATATTTTATCTTGACCAACGTATCCAACTTGAAAATTGTTTATAATATCGTTTAGCTTAACGTATTGATAACTACCATAATTATCTTCAGTAGCTTCACCATATGCTTTTTGAGCTTCTGTTTGACCGTAATTACCGCCTGTTAATATGGTTAATTGAACAACAACATAAGCGTTAGAACCTGGTCCGGTAGCTAGTTTTAAAGTTCTATTGTCAGAGCCAACTGACATTTCAGTTAACCATTCTGTATAAGAATTAGGTAAACCTGTTTGACTAGTGTATACTTTAAAATTATTTAAACCGTAATTAACATTACTTTGATTCCAACTACCTAAATATAATTCTGTATTAAAAGTTGTTACAAATTCTTGTTCATTAGCATTATTAGATAAAGCTCTAAATCCTTGAGCGCCAGAGTAATATTGCTGAGCATTTTCAGTTATAAGTCCATCGTTTGTTGGTTGTATTGCCATGTTATATTAGTTTCTTTCGTTTTGTTTTTCCTGCTGTATTTCTGCTGTAGCTGCTTGAATTATCATAGGATCTTTTATAATAATACCTGCATATTGTAATATTTGTAATATAACATTTGTTTGTTCTGTTATATCTAATTCAAAATCAACAGAATTAGCTGGATCCCAAACATAATAACCAGCTGTAGAAGAAAAATTCCAAATCACGTCAGATGGTTTTCTTATATATGTGGCTTCAATAGATGAGTTTATAGTTTGAGGGTGTATTATTATTCTTGAGTTTTCATACACAAAGACAGGAAAGTATTCTGAAGGCTTTGTTATTGGAGATAGTTTCATTAATGCTAATTCGTTTCTTCTAACCATCTCAACGGCTCTATCTTCTTTATAAAAAACAGTACCTAGTTTATAAAAATCTTTTGGATATAAAACTATTCTTAATGTATTACCAGTAGCTATAGCGCCTGAAGTTAACTGAAGCGCGCCACCTGTTATAGTGAAGTTGGCGTAAGCAGTACCAGCACTACCTGTTGGTGTTTCTAAAGTTACAAAAACAGAACTAGTTTCAACTTGAGCTTGAGTTATTGTTGTAAGAGGGTATGATACCTCACTTGTTAAGGTAGCTATAGTTTGAGTTCCTGATGCTACACCTGAAGAAGAGGGGGTTGTAAAATAACCTGGAACTGTATTATTAGGTGCTGTATAAGCACAAGAGCCTATGGTTTTAAAAACATCTAGTTTTTCTTGTACGTTTTTATATCTATCACCGTATTCACTATCATTTTGTGGCACACGCATTTGCTGATTAATAGTCTCAAAATAAGTATCAACTATTTCTAGTTGAACTTGAGTTGCTAGCTTGTTAAACTCTGAAGGAGTTAAATAACCTCTTTGCTCTTTGTTTATGATTAACAAGATTGTTTTATAAACTTGATCTACGTTTATCGCCATTTTAGTATTTTTATTATAATATTGGGCCCGAGTGAACGAGCCCTATATTAGTATTACATGTTATTTAAACTTTTTCTCGATAGATTTAAATATTTCTACACCTTCATCTGTTTTAAAGAAAGCAGCCATAGCTGAGTAAGGGTTTTCATCAAAAGGAACTGACATTAGTTTCTTATCGTTTGATGTCCAAGTGAAAAATCTTTGATCTTGAGACAATGATATTATTTTAGCTTCGACAGCTTTTATAGCCACATTTCTTAGCTGAACATTATCATCACTTACAAGTTCTATGAATAACTGCGGGTTTGATCTAGCAAATATAAGTAAATCTCTTTTAAGTTCTTTAGAACTCATCGTAGATACCTTAGATCCTATTTCAACTCTCATTATAGCCTCAGCTGTATCTATATCTACCTCTCTAGCAGCGTTAAGAGCATCTACTTGTAGATTTAATAAATCTAATTCATCTACAGCTACTTCAACTGGATCGTATTCATAAAAACTTTTATTTCTTGATGGGTGGTATAGCGAAAGCAATCTTTGTAGATTTTGTTTTTCTTTTGGCACCATAAGAACACCATCTTTAAATATAATATGACCTAACGTTGCTTCTCCTTTTTGTTCTTCTACAAATGGAGAATCTTGATTAGTTGCATATCTAATTTCTTTTTGTTTACCGGTTGTTTCATCAAAAAACAATAAAGCATGTTTTTTTGTGTGTTTAGACGGTATAGTATATGTAAGTGGCTCCTTATTGTTTGAAAGAATATATCTTCTATCTTTTATGTCCCACTTTTGTGTGTTTTCTTTTTTCATAATATAATATAATTAAATAATTGATAAAAGTAATAATTACCCCCGTTAATAAAACGAGGGTAAAAATTACATTAATTTTGGATTCTTATAATCCTTTGAACAATACGAAATTGTTAGCAGCTTGTACAACTAAACATCTTTCAGATAGGAAGTTTACTTCCATAGCATCAAGATCAGATGTAAATGCACCACCAGCAGAACCAGTTAACCAAGACTTCATACGTCTGTCATCTCCTTGAGACGCTCTGTAACGCACGTGTAAGAATGGTCTTCTAATGTTTGTTCCTAGAATTTGATCATAAACTGTAGAAGTTCCAGCAGGAATTAATACACCTTCAATAGAAGAAGGTCCTACCATAGCGCCTCTTGTAGAAGCGTCATTTAAGTATTTCCAATCTGTCTTATAGAAGTCGTAAGATCCTCTACGGAATCCGCTAAAACCTAAGTTTAAAGCCATTTCTTCAGAATTTTCAAATAATCCAAAAGCAGTACCTCCAGCGTATCCACCAGAAATAGAAGCTAACATATCGTCAAAATCCAAAGCAGTTTGTCTTTGTAAAAACAACATGTTTTCTTCAATCGCTCCTTGAGTATCTAAATTTTTCAAAATAGCATCAAAAGAATCAATTCCTGCAGCAGCAGTAAATCCTGTATTCACATTACCTCTTTCTGAAATAGCAGCGAACATACCTTCTGTACCATTAATTTTAGCAGCAACTACACCAGCTCCAGTAGCAACTTCACCTTCTACTAATGACATTTCTAAATAATCTTCAAAACGTAATCTTGTTTCAGATTCAGCTTTTAAATACCATAAATATCCAGAAGTTCCATCTTCAGTTGCAACTTCAACCCAACCGATTTGAGCCATATCAGATCCGTTTACAACGTATTTGTTTCTGATTATGATAGGTGAGTTAGAAAATTGAGTAAACTGAGGATCAACACTAATGTATCCATCTGTTTGAGTAGCTGAATAATTAGGTGTAGAAGAACCTTTTTTGTATTCAGAACCATATACAAATACTTTAACAACACCTGATAATCCAGCAAGCTCAATAGTGTTAGCCGTATAAGGTAAAGCAGTTATTTGCCCTGTTCCAGCTGCACCAGGAACTGACGCGCTAACATAGCATTTTACTTCAGCTCCAAAATTGTCCATTACTACAACAGTTGCTCCAACAGAAATAACATTTATTACATCAGCTGGTGTTCCAGTAAATGCAATAACGTTACTAGTTCCATAAGCAGGCGTAAGTCCGTCATATGCAATGTGTAGTCTGTTTTGTTCAGACCAAATTACTTGATCAGAAGTCATTGGCATTTCAGCGCCAACCATTCTTAAGAATCCAGATAACGTTCTGTTTCCATAACGCTCTACTTCTTGTTCATATACTTCAGGTAGATATTGCTGTGCAAAATCTACAAAATCAGCACCAGCCTTATCAGTCCACTGTAGGTAGTTGCTGTTTAATATTTCTTGTGATTGAGATGGGATTATACTCCCAAATTGTTTGTTTAAACTCATAATTTTAAGTTTTTTTAGTTAAATTTTTTACTTTTTATTTTTAATTTAGAAGAATCAGCACCACTTATTGCTCTAACTTTTAACCCATTAACAAAAACATTTCCACTATTATTACCACTTTCTTTTCTTGTTTCAGTAGTAATATTTTTAGACTTAGCCACTACGTCTTTAACAGCGTCGGCTTTACCTTGTTCATAAAAATGTCTAGCTATGGTATCTGAGTTTCGTGCAGCATACATGGCTTTATGATATCCTTTTGGGTCAGTAAGTTCATTTTTTTCGTTTAAGAACGTCTTAACGAAATTAGTAATGTCTAACTGATTTTCAATAACATCGGTTCTGTTTTTTACGCCGTATCTAAATTTTTTATCCCCTAAGTCAAAATCGAAACCTTCAAATTCATCGTTAAAAGTATCTTTAGTTACGCGTTCAAATTCTTCGCGTTGTTTAGATATCATTCTTTGATCTTCATTATATCTATTAAAAAAGTCAGTTGCTTTTTGTTGGTCTGGATTTAAAGATGATTTCAACTTGATTTCATCATAATATTTATCCTTAAGACTTTCTAAATAGCTTTTGGCTTTTCCAATTTCTTCTTTATATGCTAGTTTTTTCTTTCTAACATCTCTTTCTTCGTCTTCATCTTCATTATATTTAAAGTTATCTTCTAATAAAAAATTAACTTCATCATATTCTAAATGAGGACGCGTGTTTTTATAATACTCTCTAAGCAAAGTGTCACTGTCAACATTAGAGTAATCAGCATTTAATCTAACGTAATCTTCTATTGTTGAACCAGGTATTTCTTCCATAAAAGAAACTAACTTTTCAATGTTTTCAGGTAATTTTTTACCTAAAACTTTTTCATCTCTTATAGCTTCTTTTATTTCTTTTTTTACTTCTTCTACTTTTTTATCAGTAGCTTTTACTTCTTGTATTTCTTTAATAACATTCTCAACGGGTTTTTCGTCTCCTTGTCCCACTGCTTGCAGTTCCACCTCGGATCGTTTTTCGCGTAACACGCTGCTCTCTGTTTCTTGCTTTTGAACGGCATCTGTTTTTTCTTTTTTTGTTAAATCAACCTTTATAGGTTCTTCTTTATTTACCGCAGCAAGATCCATTTTTATAGTTTCTACTGGGGTTACTAGCTTTTTTGGAGCTTTTTTCTTTGACTTCATTTTAAAGTCACCTTCCTGTTTAACAGGTTCATTTGTTTTTTCTGACATAATATAATATAATTAAAAAATTGATAATTGTTTATCTAGGATCAAATTGTTCTAATCCAAAACCACCTAAGTTATCAAATCCAGCGGATTCAAACTCCTGTGGCAACGTGTTGTTTTGTCTTTGGTTTATTAATTTAGACTCTTGAGTACCTTGCATTTGTATTCTATTGTCTTTTCTATTTTCTATTTCAGACTCTTTTTGAGTCTCAGCTTTAGATTTTATTCCAGCTAATTGCATATTGTATTGAAACTCTTCAGCCATTAAACCTTTCTTTATCTCGGCTTCTTGTAGCATCTTTTTTATTTCAAGTTGCATTTTAGATGTTTCTATTTGAATTGTAGTCTCAGCAAGAGCCTGCTGTTTATGCATTTCTGCTTCAATAGCTTCTTGTGATGCTTGAGAATTTGCTTGCGCCTGTGCTTGAATATTAGCTTGTTGATTAGCTTGATCTTGTTTTGCTTTTTGTTTTCTCTTTTGCTTTAACAGAGCATTAGCAAGTTTCATATTTTTAACTTGTCTAATATCTATTGCATCATCTAAATCTATACCTCCGCTTTGAAGAGCTATTTGTATGTTTTGTTCTAGTTGAGCTTTTACTTCTTCGTCTGGTTCTAGTTCTAAAAATATACCAAAATCTTGAAGATTTTTTTCTTGCAACTCTTCTAAAGTGCCTGTATTGTAAGATGATATAGAGTCTATTAATGCAGCTCTGGTTAAAGGATATCCTAAAGCATCAGCTATTCTTAATGATATATTTTCACAAGTTCTTAGTGTTAAATATAAACCACCTTGCATTACATGTCTAAGCGCTGTGTTAGAATTTGCTGCTGCCATTTTCTGTAAACCAACTAAAGCATGAGCATCAGGAGTACTGGCATCTGTTGCTTCATTAAGCCCCGTTACATCACGTATCATTTGTAAATAGTATTGATACGTTTGTATTAAACTTTGTATTTTAGCACCTCCACTACCTGTCTGTAGTTCTTGAATAGGTACTTTGCCTCTATTCAAATCACCATCTTGTGTCATAGACCTACCAACTATAGAACCTGTTTGGAAGTACATGTTAAGTGCTTCTTGAGCATTATAGTTTGTTCCATTACCTAAATCAACTTCAGCTAGTCCATCTACATCTACAAAAACACCGTCTGGCACCATTCTAGACAACACTTGTTGTAACTTTAAATGAGTTAATTGAATCATATCAGCAAAACCAGTTACTCTGCTAACTGTTGATTCTATCATACCTTTATACATGCGTGGTGCACATATAGAATAATTCATATTAACTTTGGTTAAATTAGAATTAGGCCTTGTCATATTTTCTGACATTTTCCACTCTAACATCATTTCGTGGCCCAGTATTTTAGCACCAGTATATAAAACTTCTATAGCTCTACCTACTCTTTCGAAATTATCGTTTGGTTGAGGATTAAATGTATCTGGCTTTTCTAAAGCTTTTTCTAATCCTTGCTCTGTTTGTTTTATTTTAAATATTTGATTTGAATATGTTTTATATTCAAAATACAATACTTGAATTTGATTTTGAGAATCTTGTTGAGAATAAAAGTTTCTAGTGTAATTAGCATCACCAGGGAATTTTTCTATTTTTTTTAACTCTTCTTCTGATAAACCAGGAAATTGTTTTTTTAATTCAACTAAACTTATAGACTTAACTTCACCAGCGTAATATATGTCGTCAAAATTAGGATCTTCTGTGTAAGAGTAAACTAAATTAGCTGGATCAACGTAATTTATTGTAACACCATTGGCTAAATTAAAGTCTGTTTTAACAGCACTTATACCTATTATTGTTAAATCTTGAATTAATCTTTTCTTTATTAAGTCATATTTATTAAAAGCTAAAACGTTTTCAATAGCCTCTTCCTCAGCTATTTCAATTGATTGCTTGTAACTCAACTGCATATGAAGATCTAATTCTTGTTGACTCTCGGGTATATTATTAGGATCATTACTATTAAAGAAATCCATACCTGTAGCTTGATTAGTAGCTTGTATTATCTCTTTAGCATACATGTCTCTCATTATAGAATCTGCATACTTTGTTCTTTTCTTTAAAGACTCTGGATCTTGAGCAAAAGCTTTTATGTCAAATATTTTTTGAGACATACCATTAACTATAATATCAACAAATTTAGGTATTATAGGTACTGGCTTCCAGTCTAAATTTAAATAAGACAAATCACCATTTATAGATAATTCATCTTTATATTTTTGAACAGGTTGTTCACCTCTAGCATATAATCTTAGTCTATGAAAATTTAACCAACTGTTTTGATACCTATTACCTAGTCCACCTCTATCTCCAGAAAACCACTCTCCTTCAATAGCTCGTCCTACGGCGTAACCATAATCATAACTTTGCTTTTCTTCATCAGATACTACCTGACTAGGAAACGAACCTACGTAATTGCTATAAATCATTTATCTTATTATTTTTGAACTAAATCCTTTGTTATCATACTTTTTAAAACCTAAAGGTTTTTGCTCTAATTGTCTTTTAAAAACTGGAGTATATAAATTTTTATTGCACGCCATTAAAGCTAATCCAGAACTAATAGAAGCATCGTGCTTTGTTCTATTGTTTATATCAAACCTTGACCAGTCTTCTAATGTTCTTTGAAAATAAATATCTCCATACTTGCCTTCTATATTACCTACATAATTCTCTATATAAGACTCTATAGCAGCAGCGTGAGCTTGCTTTATATCTTGACTAGAGTTAGGTATACCACCTATTTCTCTTTCTGTTATAGATAATTTCATATAGATCTTATCTGGTCTATTCATACTGTAACCTCTATAACCTCTTCTTTTAAAATGATATAGTAATCTAGGTTTATTGTTTTCAGCTAGTATTGGCATACCATAAAAAACACAGGCCATAAGTACATCTTCAAAAAATATTTCAGCGGTTTGTGGTCTAGCTATATACTCTAAGAAAAATAAACTGTTAGGTACTTTTTCCATTGAAAATTTAGTTAAACCATGTAGTGAACCATTAGAACCTCTTGAATCAACTGTACCAGATATATCATAAGGGTCACATCCAAAAGCGCCACAATGTTCATTGCCAGGATATTTTAAACCATTTTTTAAAATAACTCTATTTTGTAACTCTATAGGTGGAACCCATGTTATTAAAAACCTACCGCTTTTATTAGGTACAAATAAAACACTACTGTCTTGTATTCCGTTTTGCCATTGAAAAGAACCTTTTGTAACCAATGATTCGTTTCTTACATCTTGATTGTAATCTATTTGCTCATATATCTTTGTCAAATTAAACAAAGATTGTTTTGCTTCATCTCTAAAAGCGTGTTGCTCTGTTCTTGGAAATTGTCTGTAAAATTCATTTAAACCATCTTGGTCTTTCTTTAATCCATCTACTTCGTTTTGCCAATACTCTATTACACCTATTCTTATTCTTTTTCCTTGCGGACTAAATTTATCTTTTTTTGGAGTTTCGAAGACAGGTAAGCCATAAGAATCAATGTATCCTTCGTAGTTCCATTCCATAGGTATGAACAGAGAATATAATCCTGAGCGAGTCTCTCCATTGGCGTTTCTTTCCTCAACATTTGAATCATAATATAATTTTTTAAAATTACTACCACCCTTGTCTAAAGCGTTAGAGGTAGAACCCATCATACACTTACCTATTATTGTACCACCTAGTCTTAATGTTGTTTTTGTAACTCA